GTGATACAGAGATTATGCAAGGTGTATTACCACAAATAATGATTTCACCAATCGAACAAGCCCAAGCAATAATGGGTGGCGGTGGACTTAGTGCATTATCAACAATGATGATAGCAACAGGACAATTAGGTATTATCGGTGCTTCAATAGCGCTGAATATTATAAAAGGAACGTAGCCTATCTACGGTATGAATAGTCGTACAGACTTAAAACGGAGGAATAAAGAATGGAAAACAATCCAGTAGTTGAACCAGTAGTCGAACCTATTGTAGAACCAATAGTAGAGCCTGTGGTTGAACCAGTAATAGAACCAAAACCTCAAACTAAGAATGAGTTATTGCGTGAACTGTCAAAAGAACATGGCGTAGATTTATTTAGTGCAGAGGGTATTGCTAAATTCAAGACTTATCAAGATAGCCAAAAGACAGCAGTAGAAAAATTAGATGAAAGAGTAAAAACTTTTGAATCTAAAGAGGCTGAATGGGAAACTGAAAAGCTTGAATATGAGGGCAAGTTAAAAGCAAGTGAATTAGGAATTGCACCTGACAAATTAGAGGACGCTTTGAAATTAGCAGATGGTAACCCTGATAACTTAGCTGAAGTATTAAAGAAATATCCAGTATTCAAATCAACTGAGGGCATACAAATTGGTGTGCAAGAACCCAATAGCTTTCAAAACCCAACAGGTGGAACGGAAGTCGAGCAGTATATGGCTGACAATCCTCAATTATATGGGAAAAAATAAAACTAAATAGGAGTGAAACAAAATGGCAAACTTATTATATCCAGCTTCAACAGGACACACAGTAGATGATAAATTTAGTCCTTTACTAGAACCAAACTTATGGCACAATAATATATTCGTACCGGGTGTAACTTATACAGATAAATATCAAATGAGTGCAGCAGGACAAATTATGGTTCATAAACCAGGTGTTGGAACAGTAACATCAACGCATCCTGGTGCAGATTTCTCAGATGTAATCGTTCAAGATTCAATTATTCCAATTATATTAGACCAACAATTTAACCGTTCAAGAAAAATTTATGGTGCTACATTAAAATCAGTTACATATAGTGCAGCAGCAAGTGAAATGGAAACAGGAATACAAGAAGTTAAAAAAGGTTGGACTTTAGCAGCTTATACATCAGTGATTGAAACTGCTTCAGTAATCAA